GACCCGACCGAGACCGACCTCACGGTCAACGTGAACACGATCGCCGGCTACTCGCCGGTCTCGCGGCAGGCGATCGAGCGGGCTGCATACAGCGACCGCATCCTCTTCGAGGACCTGACCGCTCGCTACTGGGCAGTGCTCGACACCTACTGCATCAACGGCAGCGGCTCGAACAACCAGCCGCTCGGACTGCTCGGCACCTCGAGCATCTCGACCTCGGCGGCGTCAACGATGACGGCGGCGGGCATCTACCCGAAGATCGCAGACATCATCCAGCAGATCGCGGTTGCGGTCGGCGGTCTCGGCTACGGAGCCACGAAGATCTTCATGCACCCACGGCGCTGGGGCTTCTTCGAGGCATCGGTCGACTCGTCCAACCGGCCGCTGATCGTCCCGTCGGGCCCAGGCTTCAACGCCATGGGCACCGACAACAACCCCGAGGCCGACGTCGGCCTGGTCGGCAACATGCACGGGATTCCCGTCTACGTCGACCCGAACATCCCGACCAACCTCGGCACCAACACGAACGAGGACCGCATCATCGCCATCGCGCACCCGATCGTGCATCTCTGGGAGCGCTCCAACGACCCGGTCACGCTCAGCTTCGAGCAGCAGGCCGGAACCAGCTTGCAGGTTCAGCTGGTGTGTTACGGGTATGTCGCCTTCACAGCCGGCCGCTACCCAGCCGCTTCCGGAGTCGTCACGGGTCTAACCCCGCCGACCTTCTAAGCGGACAGTCTTTGGGTGGGGGTCGGGCACCCGGCCCCCACCAAGGACAGGAGGATTCGAATGCCAAGCAGATACGAAGATCGAACCAAAGAGGAGCTTCTGGAGCTCGCGGCCGACAAGAACGTGGAAGGCCGCTCGAGCATGAGCAAGGACGAGTTGATCGCTGCCCTACGCGGCGAGTCGTCGGATGCCTCGGACGAGCCGAAGGTGCCGGTGGCAGACCCTGCGACAGTCCCGGCAGCAGGCGACCCGCCTCCGGTGACCGAGCCCGGTGAGGAGCCACAGCATCCGAAGCCCGGAGAGGCGCCCGGTCCTGCGGCAGCGGTGGCCGCGCCGCACTACGAGCGGCTCTCGGCACCTGGCCAGCGCTCACCGTCGACGCCTGCCGAGTTCGCGACCGATTGGCACATGGAAGCCGAGCGGGACGCGCTGATCCGCGGCCTCGCCGGAGCCAAGGGGCGACTGCTCGAGGCTCAGCAACTCGAGGACGGAGCTCCGAACAAGGAACAGCGGATCAAGGACGCCAAGGCCGAGATCAAGGCGGTCAATGACAAGCTCGATCACTACGGCTGGGGTCAGAAATCCGCCAGCAAGCGGCCGGCCGGTCAGGCGAAGTCGACGCGATGAAGCACGGCCCCGGCCTGATCGTCGTCCCCTGCCAGGAGCTCGCGCGCTACCACCGCTTCACCGACTCGCTGGCGAACCTCGAGAAGCCGGAAGGCTCGCTCGTCCAGTTCACGGTCGGCATGTCGATCACCGACAACCTGAACATGGGCGTGCGCTCGATGCAGCCCGAACACGAATGGGTCTGGCTGCTTGGTGACGATCACATCTTCGACCCGAATACGCTGATGCGCCTGCTCGACCGCAACGAGGACATCATCGCCCCGCTGGTCGTGCAGCGCTTCCCGCCCTTTGGACTCATTCACTTCCAGGAGCGGATCGGAGACACGGAGTTTCACCGCCGCGTCCAGTTCGAGGATCTGCCCGATGAGCCGTTCGAGGTCGAGCGCTCCGGCTCGCTGATGCTCATCCGTCGCCACGTGCTCGAGGCGATTGGAGATCCCTGGTGGGGCCACGCCAACTGGCGTCTCTCCGAGGACATGTATTTCACCGGCAAGGCGCGCGAGCTCGGCTTCCGGGTGATGGTGGATCCTGAAGTCACCGCGGCGCACATCGGCAACTTCTTCGTCTACCCGCAGAAGCGCGACGGGGTCTGGGGCTTGAAGCTCGACTTCGGCCACGGTTACTCGATGTTCTATCCGGGCGGGATCGAGGAGAACGCCGCCGCGCTAGGGCAGCTGGAGCCGGCGCTGGCATGAGCATGGAAGTCGCTGACTCCCGTGTGAAGCAGGCAACCATCGAGGTGGTTGTGCTGCGCGCTAACGGCACCCGCGAGGATCTCGGCGTCGTCTCTTACTGGCACCGCAACCCACTCAAACGACTGGCCTGGAGGCTGAAGCTATGGCGACCGTAGTCACGAACGGCGGGCGCGACGTGATCACGAATCGTCTCGGCGCCGCAGGAACAGCAGAGCCCAAGAACATCGGCTGGGGAGTCTCGGCCGGCACGGCGAGCGTCACCGACACGACCCTCTTCGGTGAGCGTCTGGTCGATCTCTCGACTGCCGCCGGCACCGACCACACTGTTGGCACTTCGACGCAGCAGACAACCACGGTGACGAATGACACCTACCAGGTGGTCGGCACCCGCACGGCGACCGGTGCAGGCACCGTCACCAACGCCGGTCTCTTCACCGCTGCCTCTGGTGGGACACTCTTCCTCAAGGGCGACTTCACCGGCATCGGTCTCTCGACCTCAGACTCGATCCAGTTCACCATCAAGGCGGTCTTCGCCTAATGGCTCGCCAGTACCTCCAGGACGGGGGGCTACTCACAGAGCCTGCGATCACGGATCCGCTGGCGGCTAACGCAGCGACGACGATCACCAACATCGTCTCGAACTCGCTGCGCTACTTCGTCATCCCGGCCTACGACCCACGCCCAGGGAAGGTCTATGTTCTCGAGGCCGGCGGTCTGATCACGACGGCGGCGACCGGAGCTCTGACGATCAGCCCACATATCGCCACCACGAGCACTACCGGGACGAGTCTCGGAGCTTCGATTGCTCAGACCGTTCCGGCGACCTCGCTTTCAGGTCCGTGGTTCCTGCGCTCGGTCTGGACGATCCTGACGACCGGCGATCCTGGAGGCACCAACTCCACGATCAAGGGCACCGGCTTCTTCCAGTCGGGTGGCGTCGCTGCTACGGCGAACAGCGGCCTGGACCTCACCTTCGGCGGCACATCTGCCTCGTTCGATCACTCACTGACGCAGTGCATCAACATCGCCAAGACCCTGAGCGTTGCAGGTTCGTGGACAACGCAGTGGGCTCTCTTCTATGCGATGAACTAAATGCGGCGCTGGCTGGGACTCATAGCGCTCGGCCTGATTGGAGCAGCGGGCTTCGCTGCTTACACTTTCGCGGTCGGTGAAACGACCGGAACGGTCTCGGCCTGCGCCACGGTCACCTCGCCGGCGCAGACGGTGTTCATCCACCGCGGCACGACCCAGACGAGCATCGGCCCGGTCCCGCGAGTCTCGACATCGAAATGCAACACGGTCACGTATACGATCCCGACAGTGACGCAGACGGTGACGGTGGGAACGACCGCGCCGCCGCCTCCACCCCCGCCGCCGCCGCCTCCCCCTCCGCCACCACCTCCGCCTGGATGTACGACAACGATCTCTAGCGGTCTAGGGGCAGCGATTCAGAACGCAGCCGGTGGCGACACGATCTGCCTGAACGCCGGCAGCTACGGGAACCTCGATCTGACCAACGTCCGCAAGTCGGCCGACGTAACGATCCAGCCGGTCGATGGCGCGAGCGCAACAGTCGGCGGCGTCGTCTTCCAGAACTCCAGCCACCTTCACTTCACCGGAAGCAACGGGTCGCTCACGGTCGGTAGTTCCGATCTCGACTCGACCAACACGCTCCCGAACTGCTCCGACCACATCACCATCGACCACCTGCGCTTCCTCGGCTTCGGGATCTTCCCGCGCTGCGCCTCAATGGCGATCCTGGTCGACCACGCGAACATGGACAACGTGGGCGAAGCGGACGGCGGCGAGGGACGGATCAATGTCCAGGCGCTCGACCAGGGACCAGCCGTCGATCAGGGCATCACGATTTCGAATACCACCTTCAACGGCCCTACTTCGGGGTGGGCGACAGCGACCTCCAACTGCTCGAAGGGTGTTCAGGTGCTCGGCGGCGCCTACGGCGTCCAGATCCTTAACAGCGAGTTCGCCCGGGAGCCAGATCAGGACACCTGCACCGCTTTCAATGGCCTCCACGTAGGAGGTATCCAGCTTTACGGCGGACGTCACGCGGTCGTCAAGGGCAACTACTTCCATGACAATGGAAGCTCGGCCGGTGGTCTTGCGATGGGCGACGGACCAAATGCCGACGTGGAGGACAACGTCTTCGTCTGCACCTGCGTCTACCCGTGGTCAATTCAGGCGTTCGCGACGGTGGGCTCGACCTTCCGGCACAACACCTTTGCCGGCGGCGGGGGCTTGCACTTCCAGTCCCAGAACGGTCTCGCCTCGGGCAACCGCATCTATGACAACGTCTTCACCGATGCCGGGAACGCGATCAGCGACAGCTCTGGCGCCAACTGGGGGACCGAGGATCACAACCTGAACAGCGGAATGAACGGGGTTGGCGATCTTAGCGGCACACCGCTATTCGTTAGCAGCAGCACCTCGAGCTACTCGAACTGGTACCTACAGTCCGGCTCCCCCGGCAAGGGTGCAGCTTCGGACGGGCTCGACATGGGCATCCGCTAGGAGCCTAAGTGGCGATCTCGACCCCGGCGTCCATCGCAACGCCGATCACTCCGGGAACGACGACCGCCACGATGGCGCTCACGACGAACGCCTCAGTCGCCTCGGGAGGAAAGGTCTGGGTGTTCGTCAGCTGGTTTCACTCTACGGTCACGCTGAACGGCGTCAGTGATGGCGGCTCGACCGTCTTCACGATCGACCACCAGTCCAAGAACGGCTCGACCGGCGTGGCGATCATCTCAGCCGACTACCCAGCAGGATTTGCCAGCGGCACGTTGACCGCGACCTTCAGCGCGTCTGGTGCTGCCGATCAGCAGATGGCTGCGTTCTACTCAACCGGCGTATTGAGCGGTTCGGGTGCAGGCTACGGTGCGATCGGCGGCAGCAACAATGCCTCGACAACCTGGGATGCCGGCGCGACCACTGTCCTCAACGGAGACATCCTGATCGGCCTCAGCAAGTTCGAGGACTCGGTCACGACGACCAGCACGCCGACCGGCGGCAACACGGAGCTCGCGGACTGGAACAACGCAGGCGGCTTCGCCTCAACCGTCACCTACCAGATCGGGACAGGCGCATCGATTCACGCGCAGGGCACCTGGAGCAACACCTCGGCAGCTTCGCTGGGCACTCGCTCGTGCTCGGTTGCCTATACGGCTGCTGTGACTTCCATGCCTGCCAAGGTCTTCCAGCCGATTCCGTTCCTGCCGATCTCCTGATGCCTTTATTCCTTCCAGGCCCAGGTCCGATCATCCAGCCTCGCCGGACGTCCGGCGGACCGATCACGAATCTTCAGACGATGACCGCGGATGTGGTAGCGGTGACGGCTTCGATGCTCAAGCAGGTGAACAAGCTGGTCACGGCCACGACCATCGCCGTGACCGCAAGCTTCCTCAACCAGGTCAACAAGCTGATGACCGCGACGACGGTGGCTGTCACAGCTTCTATCGCAGCCCAGAAGGTCAAGCTCCAGGCGATGACGGCAACGACGGTGGTGGTGACCGCCTCGATGCTGAAGCAGGTCAACAAGATCATGACCGCGACTTCGGTAGCGGTGACCGCCAGCATCGTCAAGCAGGTGAACAAGATCCTGACCTCGACGGCCGTGGCAGTGACAGCGTCACTTTCAACCATCAAGGTCAAGTTGATCGCCATGACCGCCACGGCCGTGGTTGTTACTGCCTCGATGGTGCGTCAGGTAAACAAGCTGCTCACAGCGGACTCAGTCGCTCTCTCAGCGTCGATCATCAAGCAGGTCAACAAACGACTCACGGCCACGACCGTCGCCGTTACAGCGTCTCTGACGACGATCAAGGTCAAGCTTCAGGCGATGACCGCTACTACGGTCGTCGTCACGGCCTCGATGCTCCGGCAGACGCAGCTGCACCTGAGCTCGACAGTCACCACGAGCGCAAGCATCGTCAAGCGGATCGCCAAGACGTTGAGTGCTTCGAGCATCGTCACGGCGACCCTCGATGCGATCAAGTCTGGCGTGGCGACCTTCTTCACGGCGGCGTTTGATGCAACCGTAGGTCGTGGCCGCTCCGGCGACGACCCGCATCAGGGCGACTATCAGTCTGACGCCCACGGCAGAATAGGCAGCGACCCGCATCAGGGAGGATTCGACTGAACGCCACAATGACATGCACGCATCTGCTCTGGGCTGGCCGCTGGATCGAAGTGGTCAAGCGGGGCGATGGCTGGGTCTTCAAGAACGGACGAGATGCCGCTGATTGGTTGATGTACGGATGAGCGAGAACATCATCCACTACACGAACAACCGCTCGCCGTCGCTGCTCGACACGATCACAAGCGATGGCGTGGCGGTCGACCTGACCGGCTCGACGGTCAAGTTCCAGATGCGACTGGTCAATACGACGACGCCGCTCAAGGTCGATACGGCGGCGACGGTGGTCACGCCTGCCGCAGGAACGGTGCGCTACGACTGGGCGCTAGCCGACGTCAACACCTCCGGCTACTACGCCGGCTGGTGGCACGTAACGCTCCCCGGCGGGAACGTCCAGGACACGCCCGAGTTTCTGGTCGAGATCCGCGACCACGCTCCGGTCGCGCAGGAATACATCAGCGTGGAGGAACTGAAGAGCTCGCTATCGCTGGCAGGTCAGCAGTTCGCAGACCAGGACATCGCCCGAGCGATCAGCGCCGCCTCGCGCGCCATTGATCAGATCTGCGACCGGCGCTTCTATGCCGACACGGTCGACGTCACCAGAACCTACATCCCGATGTCGAGCCTGTTCATGCCGATCGATGACCTTTCGAGCTTCACCAGCATGAGTCAGGCGGGTACGACCTGGACTCAGAACACGGACTTTTACTTCGAGCCGACCAACGCACCGGCCAACGGCCAGCCCTGGACCTCGGTCAAGACGATCGGGAAGCCGTTCATCTGGACGCTCAAAGACATCCAGCCATATGGCGGCTACGTCGACCCACGGATCACGCTGGTCGGCAAATACGGCTGGGCCACGACGCCGCCCGAGGTGGTCGAAGCCACAGGGATCCTCGCCACGCGCCTGATGAAGCGCTCGAGGGAAGCAGCCTTCGGCGTTCTGAGCCTCGGCATCGATGCCGGAGCGATCGAGATCGCCCGCTACGACACCGACGTACAGACCCTCATCGACCCTTACGTCCGCCCGGTGACGTGAGATATGACGGGCTCACGGAAGAAGAGGGCGCGGTCATGGATGCGCTGGTGGAGGCGGTTGCAGCTTTCGATGAGCTCGACCGCCAGCATCCAGACGAGCAAGACGACTTCTACGGCGGGATACACCGCTGTCAGGATCTTCTCGCCGTCCGCGCCATGCGACGTCTCTACCCGAGAGGATGGGTGACCTTCGATGGGTCCACGCCCGTCGCTGAGACACTGCCGGATGGCGAAGCAGTCCACGGCGGACCACGCCAAGCCACGCGGCCAGAAGAAGCGCAAGCACACAGCGCACAAGAGCAAGGGGAGCAAGGTTGGCCCGCTCGCCGCGGGACAGAAGTCGACTCGGAAGTCACCGAAGCAAAAGCACCGCCGGCAGGCGGTCTCGGCTGGTAAGGGCAGCTGTTGAATCTCTCGGCGGTCCGTGGAGCTCTGGCAGATGCGCTCGAGAACGTCGCCAATGACCAAGGCGTGCAGGTATCGGCCTACGCGCTCGCGCAACCGACGCCTCCCGGCTTGCAGATCATCCCGCCAGGTGTCACATACGACCAGGCGATGCACCGCGGCCTCGACACCTGGATCTTCATCGTGCAGGGATTCGTCGCGCTGACGACCGACGTCGGCTCTCAGGTGACGCTCGACCAGATGTGTGCGCCTTCCGGCGCAGGCTCGGTCAAGGCGGCGCTCGAGGCAGACAAGACGCTCGGCGGCGTCGTGCAGGATCTTCACGTGCTCGAGCAGAGCCCCGGCAGGGTCGCGGACTATGCAGGGGTAAGTCCGATGCTACTCGTAGAGTGGCGGGTGCAAATCTACGCCCTTGGGAGTTGATCGATGGCGACGCTTACAACGCAGACCGTGACACGCTCAGGCACGCTGCCGACCTACTCCGCAGCTGCCGGTGGCGGCGACGCGATGACCTGCGGCTCGGACTACATGCTGCACATCAAGAACGCTGCGGCCTCCACCATGACCGTGACGCTGGCGATCCCTTCCGGCGCCTCCGGCTGGGCGCAGGCGGCATACACGAACACCGCCGTGGTCGTGCCAAACGCCAGCGAGCGAATGATCGGCCCGGTGCAGGCTCCGCTTTACCAGGACCCGACGACCGGCCTTTGCACGATCACCTACTCGGCCGTCACCTCGGTGACCGTGGCGGCGATCAACCTTCAGGAGCCGTAGAGATGAAGAAGCGCTACAAGGTTCTCTCCCAGGAAGGCGCCGACTTCGCCGGGGCACAGCTTCAGCAGCCGGTCGAGCTCGAGCAGGAAGTCGAGTTGGACGACGTGTTTCTCGATCAGGAAAAAGCACTGGTAGCCGCCGGCTGGCTCGAGCGGCTCGAAGACAAAAAGGGGAAGAAGTAGATGGCGATCTCAGTTCTGACCAACGCTCAGGTGTTGATCAACGGGGTCGACCTGAGCGACCACGTCTCCAAGGTGACCCTGGAAGACACGCGCGACCAGGTCGACATCACGGCCATGGGCGCAACCAACAAGACCTACACCAAGGGTCTCGGTGACGGCAAGGCGACCGTCGACTTCTTCCAGGACTTCGCGGCCTCAAAGGTTCACGCGACGCTCTCGCCGCTGATCTCCTCGACGACGCCGTTCAACGTCGAGGTGCGGCCGGTCAACGGAGCCAGGTCCACAACGAACCCGGCCTTCCTGATGTCTTCGCTCGAGTTCAACTACTCGATGCTAGACGGAGCCGTAGGCGATGCCTCCTCGATGAGCGTCGAGTTCATCAACGCCTCGCAGACGGGCATCACCTACCCGACAGCCTGATGGGCATTCTGATCCGGATTCTGGCGGCGGTCGGGCTGGCGGTACTGGCCTACCTGATCAACCGTTACGCGGTAGGAGTTGGCGACAAGGTCGCCGCCTCTCTGGCGGTCGTGGTCGGGATCGTCTGCGGGTACTGCGGCCCACAGCCTTAGCCGATGGCGGTTGAGACCGTCAGGATCAAGGGTCTGCGGGAACTGAACTCGGCCCTGCATCGCTTCAACCGCGACGTGGGTAAGGAGC